CACCGAGAATCTCGATGGCATCATGGCTGCACCCTCGCGGGCTAAGCCTGGACCCTCAACAGGGTCCCTGCCTCCTGATGGGCTTAATCATCAGAAGAAGCGAGTACGACGTAAGCAAAAGCATGCGCCAATAATCGCCGACTCTTTCCCGGGAGATCCAAAAGTCTCTCGGGAAGGTTTCTGGGACGGGGAGATGCGGTTTGGTACTTTTACTTTGCCATTGGCAAAGTATTATTATCAATCCCACACCGGTCTTGCGTTGCATGACCGTTTAACTCCCCTCTTTACGTACCCCGTCGAGGTGCTTGCGAATTGTCGCAAGTTCCGTCGGCAGAGGGGTACGGTCCTAGGGTCAGGGAAAGCTATACATTTTTGTGTACCTCCTCCCAGACACCCAGGCCTCTCTACGCAAGAATTCTACGCGTTATACGCGGAAGATCTTCTCAAGTATCATGCGCGATTGCAAGCGCAGGATGCAGGACACCCGGCAGTGCGACGATTTCGTCGTAACTTGGAGGTGTTGCGTTTCATGAGAGCAACTTGGGACGCTCTGTTGATTGGTTACCAAACAGAGCGGCTTTATTGCTTGACTAAGTACGGGATCTATACTCTTACCTCTGTAAAATTACAAGGTATCAATAGATTCCGTGCTCAGTTAATTGATCACCCGGTGGAAGCTGCCCGCAGACTTAAGTCTGTGGCCCAGGCCAACCGGCTTTGGTACTTTGGAGGACCAAAACCGGGTGGGCGGCTACTCGTGGTGTCAGAAAAGCGCTGTGCCTTGCAAGTAAGTTACATTGCAAGGGGGTTACCCCCAGCGCCCCCAGATCCATCCGGTCTCTCGGCCCTGGTCAAACGATTATCGTCTGATCCGCCTATGGAGCATCCGGAGTGGCGGGGTTTTGTCAAGGCGTACCTGGCCCAGTTTAGGAATCCTAAACCGTGCCAACTGTACACGATGCCCAGTCCAGCCGCTGCTTTCGGGATATCCCGCAGCAACGGAGGGCATAGCACAGGCGTGCAACACTTGGTGTTACTCGGCTATGCTTTGACAAAAATTCATGGTATGGCTGATCCTGTCGGGAAACCCTATGGGGACCCGAGGAGGGACGACGGTTCTTGGTTAGAACTTGTGTCCCACTCACTACATCCAGATATGGTTATCGGGATGCAGAAGTCAGGAGCAGCAGGCCTGTTTGCAGGCCGTTGGGAAGACTTGGAGAAAGAACTTCCCGACATTACCATGTTTTTGCAGGCGTATCTCCGAAAAGGTGTGTTCTACGTACTGGATAATATCCAGTACGCACCCATTTTACCTATTTCGGCCGAAGAAAAAGGTCTGAAGACAAGGTTTCCGACGTGCACATTGACCGCCGTGAACCTTGTTCAACAAATCCTTAGGAGGGTCATTGATTCAATTATGATCCGTGACCCTAGATGCGCCAGGGCATTGGGTGGGGACAAGGGGATCGATCTCACCGGAGAGTCTGGACCATGGTGGTCACAAGACGCCTCCGCTGCTACCGATTTTCACCCTCAGTGGCTCACCCAAACAGTGTACGAGGAGCTCGTAGAGATCGACGATCGTCTACGTCCTTATGCCAAATATTACAATTTGTTATTTGGCCCAAAGAAAATAATCTTAGACGTAGGCCAGGGTGGCCTTCGCTATGAGAATTTAGCTCCCCTTCCACTGTTGCGCCAGTATCCACGCGCGCCGTTCCTCGACAGCTATACAGTTGACGGGGGAAAGGCGGGCATGGATAAGTGGGGGCATGCTTCCATCGTTCTTAACGAATGGAATGCATACCTCCGCTTTTTGAACTCCCTCGAGGGGGAGGTGACAAAGACGGGACAGATGATGGGTGATCCCACCAGCTTCCCAGTGCTCATGCTCGTCTCCGCTTTCGGAGGCGAGATGGCACTGCGCGCCTTCCCATATGGGAAAGGCGAGCGCCGTCGCCACCCCGGTCTCTCTCGAGGTCAGTTCGTGTCGGAATTGGTTGGCGATGACGCCACCATTCCGAGATGGGGAGAGCAAAGGAAAACAGTGTACAATGACACTTTGTTTTCCGTAGGGGCCGTGTTATCGATGGAAAAATGCTTTTACCATCCGTACAAGGGCCTGATAGCGGAAGTTCCCCTCTTACATGGTAAGAAGGGCCCCCACTATCCTCTCTCCATCCTAATAGCACCCCCCGGGGGTTCCAAAGGTCAGGTTATGTGGCACACACAACCTGCTGCCCTTAAGGGCGACCCTGGAACACCCCAGTACGTCTTTGGACGTTACTTCTTACGGAAGTCACCATACTATTATGTATGGCGCCTTGCCGACAAGATGGGGTTGCCATTAGCAGCGCCGGAGGGCTTAGGGGGAATTGGCTTGCCTGCCATTCTCCCGAAAGCCTCATCGACGCATCAAGTGGCCTGGTTACGCTACATCTCAACTCTTCCATTGGAGAAGTTGGTTTCGGGTGCAGCGTTATCCATCGGCAGGAATCCGTCCACGTTGATGGCGGATGCCATGTCCGATTGGTTAAAGGGAGTCATCTCTACTCACGAGGATCTCGTAAGCATAGGTGGCCTCCTTACCCATAACCCACTTGATGACACTGGAGAGATTCGCATTGCGCTAGACGTTGCCTACCGCAGTGCTCTGTCCACTGTCCGGTCTGCGGAGTTCTATTTTAGAGCTCCACCTGAAATCTTGGAGGGCCACGCCCCGTCTGTTACGGTCGCGGCGGCCAAGTTTCAGCGTAAAGTCTCCCGAGCACCCTGGTTTGATAAACCAGGGGGCTGGTCTTACGGGAGTACTTTACGGGACCTCGAGAGAAAGAAAGCATTATTCTTCTCTCGGTCAGGCTCGTTCCTCCCTAACCGCAATGAGTCCACACGTTCGTTCTTTGGACTAGAACAAACGAATGGTGTGAAACGGCGCTATAAAGCACCGCACCTCATTGGGCTTGGGTGAGGGGCCCGGATCCCCCTAAGCAAGGGAATAACTGCCACTCTCTCCTGTTTGGTTATCCAACAGGTTTGATGGGTTAGTCCGCGAGGGCTAGTCGCCAGAGGGGCCAATGTCACACTCTCTTTGAGGGTGCC